GCGCTTTAATTTATAACGATACTGAAGCAGATAAATCAGTTTGTGTTTTAGATTTTGGTGCAGATAAAACTGCAACTTCAGGAACTTTTACAATTCAATTTCCACAATTTACTAGTTCGTCAGCTATTTTAAGAATCGCATAATTTAACAGGGAGGCCTGATGGCAGATATTACAGTACAGGTATCGTCAGCAGGTCTTACTGCATTTGGAGCTTCATCATGGTCGTCAGAATCTTATGGTGGAGACAATTCTACTAGTACAACTATTGGATCTATAGACGCCTTTAACAACGAAGGTTGGGGAAGATTAAGTTGGAATTCATTAGTTTGGGGACAAGATTTTCAAAATATAACAGTACAAGTAAATACACCAGGTAACCCTACTTTATGGGGTGGGGATGTTTGGGGTGATGCTTCCTGGGGTCAAATCACTGGAATGGATACTGACCTAGGTGCTTCTGAACTAACTGTAAGTATTGATCAACAAGTTACTGGTGAAGAATTAAACTCAACAACGGATAGTGTATTAGCTGGAACAAGTGCTGTAGCAACACCTAGCTCACCTTCCCCTATTGCAAACACTTCTGTTAATGATGTTTTTGGTGGAGAAACTAATGTAGTTCAAGTAACTTCTCCTTCTAATGATGAATGGGGAACTGAACCTTATGGACAAGGTTTTTGGGGTGTTGGAGATGGTATTACAATTTTTGTTGGCACTGAAACAGAACATATTGCAGACGGAAATGTAGAAGTTACAGGAAATCAAATCGACTTTGAAGCAGTAGGAACAGTAGAAATACCTGTGGTAGTTGAGGGTATACAAATAGCTTCTTCTGTTAATGATGTTTTTGGTGGGGAAGTTGTTGAAGTACAAGTCACTACAGCTTCGGCTACGAATTGGGGTGATGCTCCGTTTGGGGCAGGGCAGTTTGGTCAAGGTCCTGGAACAGATATCTCACAAGGTGGTGAAGAAATTGGATTACCTTCTCAAGAGGTGCCTGTTACAAATACTAATTTAACACTAAATTCATTTGCTAATAATCAACCTACAATTACAGCAGATGCTAACGTACCAATCACAGGTCAAGAAATAACAACTGTTTTAGGTAATGAAGACGCTATTCCAAATACTATAGCTAGTCCAACAGGTATTGAGCTTACAACAAGCATTAATAATGTTTTAGCAGGTATCAGTGATATTGCTTTACCTAGCGGAGTGACAATGACATCTAGTAGTGGTACAATAGGTTTAAATGCGTGGGAATTAGTTGACCCGGGAACAGCTCCGACTTGGACCGTAGTTGACAAGGCAGCGTAATAGAAATAAAATTAAAGAATTAATAAAGGATAAAAATTATGGCATCAGCATACTCAACAGATCTAAAATTAGAGCTAATGGTAACAGGGGAAAACTCTGGTACATGGGGCGATAAAACAAATACAAATTTAAACTTAGTACAACAAGCAATTGCAGGTTATGAAGCAATAAATGTTGCATCAGCAGATGTAACCTTAGTAATGACAAACGCAACTTTGTCAAACGCTAGAAATATGGTTCTTAATTTAACAGGAACTTTAGCTGCAAATAGAAGTTTAAATGTTCCGGACGGAATTGAAAAAACTTATATTGTTGCAGACAGTACTACAAGAGCGGGTTATACATTAACTATTAAAACTGTATCAGGTACAGGTGTAGCAATTCCAGCAGGTAAAACAGTTTTAGTTTATTCTGATGGTACAAATGTTGTTGACGTGTTCTTTATGAAAGATTTAGTAGAAGACACTACTCCTCAATTAGGCGGTAACTTAGATGCTAACGGAAATAATATTTTAATTGATAGTGGTAATTTCATCGGTGATGAAAATGGTTTAGAGCAAGTTAAATTTGCAACTACTGCATCAGCAGTAAATGAATTGACAGTTACAAACGCAGCAACAGGTAATGCACCTGAAGTATCTGCTACAGGTGGTGATACTAATGTTGATTTAAATTTAACACCAAAAGGTATTGGTAGAACAACTTTCAATGGTCAAGGTAAAATTCAAAGTGTTGCAGAAAAAGTTACAACTGAAGCAACAGCTGCTACAGGAACTGTTAACTATGATGTTTTAACACAAGCAGTATGGAATTTCACAACAGATGCATCAGGTAATTGGACTTTAAATGTTAGAGGCGATGGATCAAACACATTGGACTCAATCATGGACACGGGTGAATCTATTACAGTAGCGCACATTGTTTCTCAGGGTGCAACAGCTTATTATAACTCAGCATTTCAAATTGATGGTGGAGCAGTAACCCCTGAATGGCAAGGCGGAGAAGCCCCCACTGAAGGTAATGCTAGTTCATTAGATTCTTATACATATACAATTATTAAAACTGCAAGCGCAACGTTCACAGTATTAGCAGCACAAACACAGTACGCTTAATAAAGAAGGAGAATAAATTTTATGCCACTAAAAGCATCTTTCGGAGCAGGTTCAAGTTTAGGATTTGGAGCAGGATCAGGAGGAGTCAGTCCAACTTGTTTTATTTGTGCAACAGGTGGATGTGTTTCTACTTGCGGAGATTATAAAATTCACGTATTTACAGCTGACGATACATTTGTAATGAATGCACCTGTCGTTACAGCATGTAACTCAAAAATTGATTATATTGTAGTTGCAGGCGGCGGATCGGGCGGTGGTGGAAATTACGCAGGCGGAGGAGCAGGCGGCGGATATAGAGAATCCAAAAACGCAACTTTTCCTGGTACAGGATCTCCATTAGCAACAGCTACATCTTTATGTGTTCAAGAAGGCGGATCATTTCCTGTTCAAGTAGGAGGTGGTGGCGCAACAGTACAGCCCACAGGCGGTGACAATGGAACACCTTCAATATTTTCAACTATTACATCTGCAGGAGGTGGAGGCGGAGGTTTATGGAACGCAAATTCACCAACAGCTCCTCAAACAGGAAAAGACGGAGGTTCTGGTGGCGGAGGCGGAGGTAACACTTTTGCAGGAGGTATACCTGGAGGATCAGGAAATACTCCACCCGTATCACCCCCACAAGGTGCTTCAGGTGCTTCAGGAGCTTCTTCAGGAGCGACTGGAGGAAATAATTTTGGAGCCGGCGGAGCCGGAGGAGGAGCATTAAATGCTGGAAGTAGTAGAACTGGCGGAGACGGAGCTATTACAGATTGGTCACCTGCAGACGTAGGGGAAACAAATCCAGGGGGAAGAGCATTTTCAGGCGGAGGTGGCGCAGCTACAAACTCACCAACAGCTTCAGATGGACCAGGTGGAATAGGTGGTGGAGGAACAGGCGGTTTTTCAGCACCAGGATGTGTTCAAGCAGGAACAGCTTTAACAGGTGGCGGAGGGGCAGGAGGCCCTGGAGGTTTCCCACAAGGTGGTTCTGGAGCATTAGTTTTGAGGTATAAATATCAATAATATGGCACACTTTGCAAAAATATCAGAAGAGAATAAAGTTTTATCCGTTCATGTTGTTAAAGATTCTGACACTATGGAAAATGGAATTGAAGTAGAATCTATAGGACAAGCTTTTTTAAAAAAAGTTCATGGATGGCCAGAACACTTATGGAAAAAAACATCTTACAATACATATCAAGGAGAACATAGAAAAGGCGGTACTCCTTACAGAGGTAACTACGCAGGTATTGGTATGGATTGGGATACTACAAATGAAATATTTATTTGGGCGAAAGATTACCCTTCTTGGACATTAAATGTTTCTGAAGCTAGATGGCAGTCTCCCGTTGGAGATCCACCTGCATTGTCTGAAGAAGATGCTATGATAAGTTTCTATAAATGGAATGAAGCTACTCAAGCTTGGGATTTTATAGATAATTCATAAACTCCTCAACCTTAACCTATATATTCAAAGTTAACTAACTGAATAAAATTTAAGTGTGAGTTATTTTTATTTTTAATATAAAATTTTTGTGTTGAAGGAAATATAATAAATCTATTATTTTCCATCAGTATTGTCCAATCTTTTCCAGCTCTTCTGTTATCATCATATTCAATAACAACTTCACAAGTTTTATCTTCTACTTCTGCTGCATAAAGCATGACAAAATCAGGTGAGTTTTTTAAATCTGTTGGATCAATTTCCAACATTAAATTTGAATTTTCATTTTTTTCAAAAAACATACCTTTTTTATTATGTGGAATTAAATCTAATTTATTTTCAAGTCTCATAAAATCACTTACATATATAATTAAAGAATGAAGTGCTTTATTAAAAGGAGGCTTATAATCTTCATAAAAATTAGAAAGAAAAATATCACTTACAATACTAGGTCTGTTTATTTCAAAACCTTTAGGCATTTTTGCTTGAGCAAAATATAATGCTTTTTCAGAAAGTAATTTTTTTTTAATTCTCATTATATAACCTTATATTACCTGAAACGGAAATTCTATAGTCAGCACTAGTGTAAAAAGGAAAAACAGTGTGTAACTGTTCAGCAGGAAACATAATAATTTTCCCTTCAAAACTTTTATCAACATTTAAACATTGAACAAATATTCTACCTAAAGTGTTTGTATTTAAAAATGCAAATTTAGATGTATGGTTTTGTCCCTCATTATTTAATGTGGGGTAAAGGCTTTCTTCTTTTTCTAAATCAAAAGGTATTTTTAAATATATGACAAAACTATATATTCCAGAATGTTTATGTGGAGGATTAAATTCATGTTTTTTTTGAAAATTAACCCACATATCAGATAGTCTAAATGGAGCTGATTTAAATAATATTTTCAAAGAATTAGTGTAGTTTAATATATTTTTTTGCAATAAACATTTTTTATAAAGAAACTCTTCAAACTTATCTGATCTTTCAGTGTAATAATACTCTTCTTTAATATGTCCTATTAAATCTTTATTGGCATATTTAGAATTTTTTTTTGCTCTTACTGCAGCTTCTTTTAACCATTTTAATATTGATTTAGGGACTTCTAAAGTAATAGCACCGTGTTTTTCTATTATAGGTTTTGATAATTCCCAGTTTGTCATTTCAATAAACTATTCTCCTTTTTAAACCAGTCAGGTAAACCCACGCATGGTTTGGAATCATATATATTTTCTTTAGCACCTTCTGATTTTATATCTGTATAATGTAAAAAAATTTGAACACAAGTGTCACCATCAAACTTTTCTCTCCAATGCTCTAAAATATCTCCTCTATATATAATCATATCACCTGGTTTTAAATTAAATTTTTTACCTTTATTATTTTGACCTCCTGTAGGATCGATATATATTGGCCAATTATCTCCACCTAAAAAAATAGTAGTTGAAACTTCACAACTAAATCTATCAACATGTCTTATTAACTCCTGTCCTCTTTTATAATTTCTTGCGTAAGAATAATTAGAGTACAGTTTCATACCTGTATGTTTTTCTACAATACCCTGAGTTTTTAAAAGCAAAGTATCTCCAGCTATGTCTGCATAATTAGCATAACTACCAGGAACTTGACCACCTTCTTTAGGTTCATAATATCCTAAAAGTCTTTCATAAGGAGATATATATCTTTTTTTTAATGCAATATCACAAACTTGATTTTTAATTAAAAAATAATTATACAAAAAAGTTGCTAATTCCTTTGGCACAGCTTGTTTAACTAGTACGTAATTTTGTTTTTTAAATTTATTTTCCATGGTTATTTCTCATAGCCTGAATATTAAAATGTATAAATCTAAATGGATTCACTCCTAGATCAACAGTAAATTGGTGAACTAAATAAGCTGGAAAAATAATAAATGTTCCTGGCTTAGGTCTTACATGAATAGCTGAAGTACCATAATTAATGTCACTAGGATCTTTCATTGGCAACTGAGCCATAAGTTTTCCAGGTCTTGGATCATGAAAAATTGGATAAGAAGTTCTTTCAGAACATTTTAAAAAATAAAAACCACTTAAATGATTATCATAATGACAATGAGCATCGTGATGACCACCACCCTTTTTAGAAAACTCTTGTGCCCAAAATTCAGTGATAGCTAACGCATAATTTTTTAAGCTATAACCCATTTCATCTAAAACTTGATAAGAACTTTTTATAGTAAAATCTTTTAGTTCTTCCAAACCAGGTAAATCCACTATCATGCCTGTATGATGTGACCAACCAAAATCTCCTTTTTTAATTCCATATGTCTTATCTCTTTGTTTAAAAAACAAATCATTCTGTTTTTTTGCTTTTTTTATAACAGGTTCACAAGCTTTATTAATTTTGGTAAGCCATTCTGGTTTTTCAATCCTGTAAATAGGACTTGAAAAAAAACTTTCATGTTTTATTTCTATCATTTAAATTTATCTCCCACATTCCATATTACTAAAGAATACCTTTCTCCTTGAGTTACTGGATTTACTTTATGCCATAAAAAACTTGGAAATACAACTATTGAACCTCTAGGTTTTATTTCAGTGCACTTAAAATAATTATCTTTTAATTTTCTATCTGGATTAAAAGAACAAAATTCTAATTCCCCACCTTCATAATCTTCTGGATCCGATAAAGAACAGGTAACTGAAATTTTTCTCATTTTTAGATTATCGTTATTATGCATATCGTAATGCCAGCCGTAATACTCTCCTTCACTATACTTTGTAAATTGACAAGCTTCTGCACCATCAATATTAAAATTCCAACCTGCATTTTTATTTGCTTGTTTTACATAAGGAATTATTTCTTTATATATCCAGGCATCATCTAACCATGCTAAAGAAGATTTTCTTTTCTTTTGTATATTTTTAATTTCTTTCTTTGAAATTTTCATTTCAGGTTTATAATCCCCTGTAAGTGCTATCGAATGTTTATGGTAATTTCCATAATCAATTATTTCTTTACAAAGTCTAGGTGATAAAACTGATTGAAAATACCAATAGTTATATTTGTAATGCATTTCTTTTTCACTGTAAGTTGACTTTTAATACCATAATGTATAAAATTTGTCCATAGAAATAAAGAATAATATATGCATTTTCCAACTTTAATAGTAGATAATTTTTTTGATAATCCACAACAAATAATAAATCGTGCTTGTAATTTAGAATTTAAAAACTTACCCAACAAAAGATGGGCAGGTTTAAGAACAGATTCTGTTCACAAAGTTGATTATGATGTTTTTGATTATGTAACTAAGAAAATAATGAGACTGGTATTTCCATATGATTATGGAAATATGTTTTGGCAAACAGAAATGTATTTTTCTAAAACAAATCCTAAAGATACTAAATACCCTGATTGGGTTCATAAAGATGATTCAGCTGAATTTACAGCTATAATTTATTTAAGTGATCATAGCTGTGGGACTAATATATGTCATTTTAGTAATCCTTTAAAAATAGTAGATGATACAGGTCAATCACAATTTAATTATTTTAGAAATCCTACAGAAAAAGAACCTGAAATTAAAAATAAAATAGATAGTCAATTCAAAGAAACTATATTAGTCAACGGTAGATTTAATAGGCTTTTTATTTTTGATGGTAATTCTTGGCATAAACAACAAAAATTTTCTAAAGAAGATATAAAATCTAACAAGGATAGATTAATGTTAATAGCTTTTTTTCATGAAATTTCTAAAAAAGAAGGTACAGGTAAAATATTGTTTCCTATAACCGAACTTAAACGATATTGATGTATAAAGAATTTATAAAATGTTTATTAGATATTATTCACCCATCTAAAAAACAATCTACAAAAGAAATTTGGCATATTGAAGGAGTTTTAAAAAATAGACTAAATCAAAAATTTAAATTTGATTTAAGACCTATTAAAGATAATGGTAAAGTAGGAAGCTTTAGAACTAAAGCCGATAAGATGGTGTTTGATATGAAAGATCAATGGGTTATCATAGATGTAGAAGAACTACATCAATATATAAAAGAAAATGATCTAAAAGATGTGCATTTACAAAGTTTAATATCTAAGTTAGATTGGAATATAATACTACCAAAATAGGCTAATCTTTATAGATATAAGCTTATGGTGTATAATACAGCCATGTCATTACAAAAAGTAAACTTTCAACCAGGGTTTAATAAGCAAGCATCAGACTCAGGGGCTGAAAACCAATGGGTAGATGGTGATTTTGTAAGATTTAGGTATGGAATGCCTGAAAAAATTGGCGGTTGGACGGAAATCATGGACAAGAAACTTGTAGGAGCGGGCCGTGCTTCACATACTTGGGCTGATTTAGATGGTAGAAAATTCTTAGCTATCGGTACAAACAAAATTTTATATATTTATAATGGGGATGACTACTATGACGTTACACCTTTTGATGCAGATCTAGCAAGAACCGGATGCGACATCACTACAACTAATGGTTCAACAACGGTTACAATTACAACACCCACGGCTCACGACTTAGAACCAGGTGATCTTTTAACTTTTGACAATGCTGGGTCATTTACAGGTGGTCAAACAAGTTATACAGCTACTGACTTTGATGATGTTTTATTTGAAGTACAACTAGCACCTACTACTTCAACCTTTACAATTTTAATGCCTGCTGCTGAAACAGGAACGGGCGCAACAAACGACGGTACTCTTGATAGCAAACCCTACTATAAAATAGGACCCTTACTACAAGCCTTTGGTTATGGTTTTGGTACAGGTTTATACGGAGCTTCTACTTGGGGTACACCAAGAACTACTTCAAATGCGATACTAGATCCAGCTTCATGGTCTTTAGATAATTATGGCGAGTTATTAATTGCAACTATTAAAAACGGAGCTACTTTCTCATGGGATCCGGACGGAGGATCAGGAATAGCAGCTAGAGCAACTATACTATCTGGAGCACCAACAAGATCTGTTATGAGTATGGTATCTGATAGAGATAGACATTTAATTATTTTAGGAACTGAAACAACTATAGGTTCAGCATCAACACAGGATAAAATGTTTATTAGATTCTCAGATCAAGAATCTTTAACAGACTATACTGCAACCTCAGTTAACACTGCGGGTTCATTTAGAATTGATAGTGGAACTAAAATTGTGGGTGCTGCAAAAGCAAAAGATTACGTATTAATTTTAACTGATACCTCTGCGTACCTTATGCAGTTTGTAGGACCTCCTTTTACCTTTAGTATTAGACAAGTAGGTTCAAACTGTGGATGTGTCGGACAACATTCAATAGTATATGCTAATGGAGCTGTTTACTGGATTTCAGATTCAGGTGGTTTCTTTATGTTTGATGGTACTGTTAAAGCTTTGCCATCGCTAGTAGAAGACTTTGTATTTCAAACTAATGATAATGCACCAGGTTTTAATTTTGCTAATGGTTCAGAAATAACTTATGCAGCCCACAATTCTTTATTTTCAGAGATTTCTTGGTTTTACGCATCCTCTACTTCAAGCTATATAGATAGACAAGTAACTTTTAATTATGCAGAACAAACTTGGACTACAGGCACATTAGCTAGAACGACTTTTACTGGAGCTCACTTATTTGATCAACCTATCGCTACAGAGTTTGATGTTAGTTTTACACCTACAACACCAACAATTCAGGGAGTATCGAATGGTGCAAGTCGAGTATTTAATCATGAAATAGGGACTAACCAAGTACTAGCGGATGGCACAACCACAGCTGTTCCTGCATTCATAACTTCAGGAGATTTTGATTTAGATGCTCAGGGTGACGGAGAATACTTTATAAAGCTTAGAAGATTTATACCTGATTTTAAATATATTAATGGTAATGCAAAAATTACAATAACAACTAGAGACTATCCTGCACAAACACAAGGAAGCTCTCCACTAGGGCCCTTTACAATTAACTCATCTACAAATAAAGTAGACACAAGAGCAAGAGCAAGACTTGCTGCAGTTAAAGTAGAAAATGATGGTTTAAATGAAAGTTGGAGATTTGGTCAATTTAGATTTGACATACAACCTGATGGAAGAAGATAATGGCTAAAGTACAAGTATTTTTACCGGAACCACCACAGGAGTTTAACACAGAAACTTTTAGACAAATAAATGCAGCTATTGAGACTTTACAAAATCAATTAAACACTTCTTATCAAGAAGAACAAAAAAATGAACAAAACACATTTAACTATTTCATGTCATGACAATAAGATATAAAAGCGAAACATTTGATTTAACTACGACTAATTTAACTACTATTTTAACATGTCCTGCAGATGCGACTATTCTTGTAAAAACAGTGCAGGTTAGTCATAAGGCTGGAGGAGGTGTGGTCTTAGATACTTATTTGCAAAAATCTGGTGGATCAGACATTGAGATAAGTCATGCAACTTTGTCGGCAGAATTTACAAATATGATAAGTAATACTTTAAATATGGAAGCTAATGATATTTTAAAACTACAAGCAGGTACAGCTAACGAGATTACAGGA